TTTTTAGAATACTTATCAAGACCACCTACAGCTGAAATATTCTTTGAAGATGTTTTAATGGCACTAGTGTTTTATGGCATGCCAATACTTGCGGAGAACAATAAGCCTCGACTTTTATATTATTTAAGACGTAGGGGTTACAGAGGGTTTAGTATGAATCGTCCTGATAAAGTATGGAACAAATTATCCGCTGCAGAAAAAGAAGTTGGTGGTATACCAAACTCAAGCGAAGATATAAAACAAGCTCATGCTGCGGCAATTGAAATGTATATACAAGATCATGTTGGTGTAAAACAAGATGGTAGTTTTGGAGATCTTTATTTTAATCAATTGTTAAATGACTGGGCTAAGTTTGACATAAATAAAAGAACAAAGTTTGATGCAACTATAAGTAGTGGTTTAGCTATAATGGCAAACAATAGACATTTATACGCGCCCAACGCAAAGGTTGAAAAACCAAAGCTAAATATAAATATTTCTAAGTATAACAATACTGGATCTAATTCACAAATAATAAAGTAATATGGCATATTCTAATAAAAGTTATTTTCCAAGTCAAGCAGTAAGTGATGCTGAAAAGCTTAGTTACGACTACGGTATGAAAGTAGCTAAAGCTATAGAAACAGAATGGTTTAATGAAGATAGAAGTATAAACCGTTACATGTCTAATCATAAAGATTTTCATAACTTAAGACTTTATGCTAGAGGTGAACAATCAATACAAAAATATAAAGATGAATTATCTATAAATGGTGATTTATCTTATTTAAATTTAGATTGGAAGCCTGTTCCAATTATATCTAAATTTGTAGATATTGTAGTAAATGGTATAGCTGAAAGAACATATGACATAAAAGCTTTTTCTCAATCACCAAATGGTATAGAAAAGAGAACAAAGTATATGGAGTCTATAATAAATGACATGCAATACAAAGAGTTTGACACGTTTGCTGCTCAAAGTTTTGGTGTTAATACTAGAGAAAGTGAAGAAAAAGAACTACCAGAAACTCCAGAAGAATTACAACTTCACATGCAATTAACATATAAACAAGCTGTAGAGTTAGCGGAAGAACAAGCTTTAAATACGCTTTTTGAAGGAAATAATTATGAACTTATAAAAAAGAGGTTTTACTATGACTTAACAGTACTTGGTATAGGCGCTGTAAAAACTTCTTTTAATACTTCAGAAGGTGTTATTATAGATTATGTTGATCCAGCAGATTTAGTATATTCTCATACTGATTCACCTTATTTTGAAGACATATACTACGTTGGTGAAGTAAAAACAATACCAGTTAACGAACTAGCAAAACAGTTTCCACATTTATCTGAAAGTGATCTTGAAGATATAATGAAAAATAAAAATTATAATAGAAACAATTATAATACTAGATATTCTAAACAAAAAGAAGATAATAATACTATTCAAGTTTTATATTTTAATTATAAAACTTATATGAACGAAGTTTATAAAATAAAAGAAACAGCTACTGGTGCTGATAAAATAATACCAAAAGATGATTCTTTTAATCCTCCTCAAAATAAAGAAGGGGATTATTCAAGACTATTAAGATCAATAGAAGTTTTATATGATGGCGCTTTAATATTAGGTACAGACAAACTACTTAAATGGGAAATGGCATCTAATATGATTAGACCTAAAAGCGACTATACAAAAGTAAAAATGAATTATTCTATAGTTGCACCGCGTATGTATGATGGACAAATAGATTCTTTAGTAAAACGTGTAACCGGTTTTGCTGATATGATTCAATTAACTCATTTGAAACTACAACAAGTAATGTCACGCATGGTGCCTGACGGCGTTTATTTAGATGCTGATGGTTTAGCTGAGGTTGATTTAGGTAATGGAACAAACTACAATCCACAAGAAGCTTTAAATATGTTTTTTCAAACTGGTAGTGTTATAGGTAGATCATTTACTAGTGAAGGTGATATGAATCCTGGTAAGGTACCTATTCAAGAAATAACAAGTGGTAGTGGTGGTAATAAAATGCAAGCTCTTATTGCTAATTATAATTACTATTTACAAATGATACGTGATGTCACCGGCCTTAACGAAGCTAGAGACGGTAGTATGCCAGATAAAAACGCTTTAGTTGGTGTACAAAAACTTGCTGCTGCAAATAGTAATACTGCAACTAGACATATACTACAAGCTGGTTTGTTTCTAACAGCTGAAACTGCTGAGTGTTTATCACTTAGAATATCTGATGTTTTAGAATACTCTCCAACAGCAGATGCTTTTGTACAAGCTATAGGAGCTCACAATGTAGCTACATTAGAAGAAATAAAAGAGTTACATCTTTATGACTTTGGTATATTTATAGAGTTGTCTCCAGATGAAGAAGAAAAAGCTATGTTAGAAAATAATATACAAATGGCTTTACAACAAAAAAGTATAGAACTTGAAGACGCTATAGATCTTAGAAATACTCGTAATATCAAGTTAGCAAATCAATTACTTAAAATACGTAGAAAGAAAAAACAAGAAAGAGATAGACAGTTGCAAATGGAAAACATACAGGCGCAAACAGAATCTAATACTCAAGCTGCTCAAGCTGCTGCTCAAGCTGATGTTCAGAAAAAACAAGCAATAATGCAAAGCGAAGCTCAATTAGAGCAAATGAAAGCTCAAATAGAAGCTCAAAAAATGCAACAAGAAGCAAAGCTTAAAAAAGAACTAATGGCTTTAGAGTTTCAATATAACATGCAGCTTAAAGGCGCTGAAACAAACATGTTAAAACAAAGAGAAAAAGAAAAAGAAGATCGTAAAGACGAAAGAACAAAAATTCAAGCTACTCAACAATCAGAAATGATAGACCAAAGAAAAAGTGGAAAACCACCTAAAAACTTTGAGTCTGCAGGTAATGATATAATGAGTGGCAATTTTAATTTAGGATCATTTGAACCTAAATAAATTTATTAATTATTATTATATTATATTATGGAAGAAAATAAAGAACAAGTGGTCGAAGAGACTAAAAAAGATAATGTTACAAAAGTTGAGGTTAAAGAAAACAACCAAGAAGATAACGTTATAAAAGTAAACTTAGATAAACCACCAACACCAAAAGAAGAAAAAAATGAAACTAAAGAAGATAACGCTGACGACAGCGGAGTGGTTGCAGAGTCTGAAAGTACCGAGTCCACACAGGAACAAAAAGAAGTACAATCGGAAGAAGAAACACAAGAAACTCCAGTACTAGAAGAAATTACTGAAAATTCTACTGAAGAAAAGGTTGCTGAAGTAGAAGAAAAAATTGAAGAAGCTGTTGCTGAAGCAGAAGCTACTGGAAAACCATTACCAGAAAATATTCAAAAGTTAATAGACTTTATGGAAGAAACTGGTGGTGATATAAACGATTATGTAAAGCTTAATCAAGATTATAGTAAATTAAGTGACAACGATGTTTTGTATGAGTATTATAGACAGACAAAACCTCACTTAACAAACGAAGAAATTAACTTTCTTATGGAAGACTCGTTTTCTTACGATGAAGAAGAAGATGAAGAAAGAGATATACGAAGAAAAAAACTAGCATTAAAAGAGCAAGTTGCCAGTGCTAGAAGCCACTTGGACGGGCAAAAGTCCAGATACTATAAAGAAATTAAAGCTGGTTCAAAGCTTACGCCTGAACAACAAAAAGCTATGGATTTCTTTAATAGATACAACAAGGAGTCAGAAGCAAATCAAAAAATAGTTAAAAAGAACTCTGAAATTTTTACACAAAAAACTAACCAAGTTTTTAACGACAAGTTCAAAGGTTTTGAATACAACGTCGGTGATAAAAAATACAGGTTTAATGTAAACAATGCTGAAGAGATTAAAACAACTCAAAGTGATTTAAGTAATTTTACCAAAAAGTTTTTGGATAAAAATTCTACTTTAACA